GACCTCCGCCGGCCGCATGAACGATCGGCTCCGCGAGGACAAGATCCGGCACCGCTCGCAGGGCCCGCTGAACCTGGCCGTCGCGAACGCGACGACGAAGATGCTCGGCGGGATGCCGCTCTGGGACCGGGACGCATCGCCCGTCGACATCGCCCCGCTGATCGCGGCGACGAACGCGCTCGTCGGACTCGAGTCGTTCCCGCCACCACCGCCGAAGAAACCCGGACCGCCGCCACCGCCGGCGCGCGTACTCAACCGCGAGGACGTCGAGAGCACCGCTGAGGCGAGCGTTCTGACCACCGCGTTCTGACAGGAGGACCGCCTTGGCCGAGATCGGATACCAGACGGGCGCACTGGCAGGGTGGGCGAGCTGGCTCGCGGAGGTCGCCGAGACGAACCCCGAGCTGATGTGGCCGCTCTCGATCGACGTGTTCGACCGGATGCGCCGCGAAGACCCGCAGGTCATGTCGGTGCTGATGGCCGTGATCCTCCCGCTGCTCGAATCGGAGTGGCGGCTGGACGCGACCGGTGTCCGCGACGAGGTCGCCGAGCACGTCGCGGACGACCTCGGACTCGCGATCGTCGGCAGGGAGCGCACCGCTCCGCTGCGCACGAAGGGGCGGTTCTCGTGGGACGAGTTCCTGCGCCTCGCGCTGCTCGAGCTGGTGTTCGGGCACTCGGTGTTCGAGCAGGTCTACAGCGACGTCGACGCGTTCGGGCGTGTGCACCTCGCGAAGCTCGCGTGGCGCCCGCCTCGCACGATCGCCGAGTTCCAGGTTGCCCGTGACGGCGGCCTCGATGCGATCGTGCAGCGCGGCGTTGGCATGAGCTACGCCCCGACGAACGAGGGACGCGCTGTCCTCTCCGCCGCCCCCGTCGCCGGCGTCCGCATCCCCGTCGATCGCCTCGTGGTGTTCGTCAACGAGCGCGAAGGGGCGAACTGGATCGGTGTCTCGCTGCTCCGCTCGGCCTACAAGATGTGGCTCCTCAAGGACCGCACGCTGCGTGTGCAGGCGCTCGCCGCCGAGCGCAACGGACTCGGGCTGCCGCGGTACACGAGCGCGCCGCCGCCTGACCTGGCGGACGACGACAAGGTCCTCAAGTGGCTGAACGAGGAGATCGCACGCGGACTCAAGGTCGCGAAGGAAGCGCGCGCGGGTGACGCTGCTGGTGTCTCCCTGCCGAACGGTGCGCAGTTCGACTTCGCGGGCGTGACGGGCCAGGTGCCCGACCTCGACCGCCAGATCCGCTACTACGACGAGCAGATCGGCCGCGGCGCGCTGACGCACTTCCTCAACCTCGGCGGCGACGACTCCACCGGGTCCTACGCGCTCGGTGACACGTTCGCGAACTTCTTCACGAAGTCGCTCAACTCCCGCGCACGGCACATCGCCACGACCGTGCAGCAGCACGTCATCGAGGATCTCGTCGACGCGAACTGGGGAAGCAGCGAGCCCGCTCCGCGACTCGTCCCGCCGAAGATCGGGGCCGAACACCCGGCCACGGCCGACGCGATCCGCGCGCTTCTGGAAGCTGGCGCGATCCGGTGGAACCCGGCGCTCGAGGCGCATCTGCGCGCGCTCTACGGACTGCCCGTGATGGACGAGAACGATCTGACCCCGCCGCAGCCGCGGAACCAGCCTCAGGAGGCAGCAGCATGACCAAGCGTGACAGCCGGTACTGGGGCAAGCTCCCCATTCCCGAGTCGAAGGCGGAGTTCTTCAACGCCGTGACGACCCCTGCGCCGTCCGGTGACGGCACGGTGGCGACGATCCGGCTCTATGGGCCGATCGACTCGTGGGGTGGCTTCTGGGGCGTCTCGGCGAAGGACGTCGGCGCCGTGCTTGACGCGCTGCCGAAGTCGGTCGACCAGATCGTGCTGCGCATCAACTCGCCTGGCGGGGAGGTGTTCGAGGGCGTGTCGATCCTCAACATGCTCCGCGCTCACAAGGCGAGCGTGACGGCGGTCGTCGACGGCCGTGCCGCGTCGGCGGCGTCGGTGATCGCGGCGGGATGCGACGAATGCGTCATGTCGCCCGGCACGCAGATGATGATCCACTCGCCGTCGGTCATCGCCTGGGGCAATGCCGAGTACCTGCGGAAGCAGGCGAGCATCCTCGACGGCATCGAGCGGTCGATCGTCGAGATCTACAAGGCCAAGGCCGGCGAGAAGGACTGGGCGACGCTGCTCGCCGACGAGACGTGGATGACCGCCGACGAGGCGGTCGAGCAGGGCCTCGCCGATCGCGTCGCTGTCATCGCCGACGCTGGCCCCGTCGACACGGTCGGCGACGAGGACGAGACGGTCCTCATCCCTGACGAGGAAGAGCCGGAGGACTCCGCTGCTCGCCTCGTCGTGTTCGCGTCCGAGGCTCGCGCTTCGGCACCCAAGCTCCCGAGCTCGCCCGAGCCGGGTCATCCCAGAGAAACGGAGAAGCTCACGATGAGCGACACCTTCCTGGCCAGTGTCCGCGATCGGCTCGGCATGTCCGAGGCCGAGGCCTCCGAGGAGACGGTGCTCGCCGCTCTCGACGGTGTCCTCGCGAACAAGGCCGACACCCCCGCGGCGGATGCCGCAACCCCGCCTCTGCCCGCCGGCGCACGCGTCGTCGACGGCGCCGCGTTCGAGGCACTGCAGGAGCAGGCCGCTCTCGGCGTGAAGGCGCACGAGAAGCAGGTCAGCGACGCCCGCGACGCGATCGCCGACCAGGCAGTCCGTGACGGGCGCATCACCGCCCACTCCCGCGACTCGTGGCGTGCACAGCTCGACGTGGACGAGAAGGGCATCACCGCCCTGCTCAACACCTTCCCCAAGAACACCGCTCTGCCGGTGATCGAACTCGGCCACGCGGACGAGGTCACCGACTCCGAGTCGGCACTCCACAACCGCGTGTACCCCACGCAGAAGGGTGACGCCTGATCATGGCTGCTCCGAAGAACTACCTGCCCCTGTTCCGCCCGGGCGACACGGTCACGTTCGGCGTGACCACGGCCGTCAAGGCGGGCGAGCCGGTCGAGGTCGGCACCGCCGACATGTCCGTCGCCCCCGCGGCCGCCGCATCCGCGAAGGTCGTCGGCATCCCCGGCTACGACGCTGCCGTCGGCGAGAAGGTCACGATCGAGGTCGGCAAGCCGATCCACCAGCTGACCGCCTCCGGCGCCATCACCCGAGGACAGCGCCTCGAAGCAGCGGGCAGCGGCAAGGTCCGCACCCTCGCCTCGGGCACCGCCGTCTACCTCGCCCTCACGTCCGCCGCGGATGGCGCCGCCGTCCGCGCGATCCAGCTCTGAGAAAGGAGAGACGGACATGCAGACATACCCGCTCACCCCGAGCCAGTTCTCCAGCGCCACCGCGGCCGACGTGATCGCGTTCCTGAAGTCGCCGACGCTGGTCGCGCGGCGCTTCGGCGAGATCCTTAGCGCGCAGCAGTTCCTCGGCATCTACCTGCTGACGAAGCGGTTCACGATCGTCGGCGGCGCCATCGGCGTCCCGAAGAACGAGGTCATCCGCACGCAGCGCGGCGCCGAGATTGTCGCACCCGGCAGCGAGTACAAGCTCACGCCCATGTCGCGTGAGGAGTACGAGTTCTACCAGGCGGTGAAGGAGGGCCTCGGCACCGAGGTCACGGACGAGGAGATCGGTCGGTTGATCCGTCAGCCGGTCGACGACGCGTTCACCTTCCTGCAGACCGAGCTCGTTTTCTCGGCGAACGATATGGCGATGGGCGCGATCGCGTCGTCCGTCACCAACTCGGTCGCCGCCGGCGCCACGTGGACGACTGGCAAGCAGGTCTACAAGGACGCGCTGCGCATCAAGGCGCGGGTCCGCGCGCAGAAGCTCGGCTACGACGTCGACACCGTCGTGCTGCCCGGCGAGCTGTACGCGGAGGTCATCCCCGAGCTGATCGAGATCCTGCCGAAGGACGACCGTCAGGCGCTGACCGACGGATTCCCGTCGCTCGCCGGTCTCACGTGGATCTCGGACGACGGCGACGACCTGCCCGACCCGCTGTTCCTCGACCGCCGCCGCTTCGGTGGCATCGCCCGTGAGCAGATCCCCACCCCCGAGATGCGGCCCATCGGCGGCGACACGGGCGTCGAGATCGCGTCGATCCGCGAAGCCAAGGCGGAGAAGACCCGCCTGCAGGCCCGTAACGTGCACGTGCCGATCGTCACCGATCCGCTGTCCGCGTTCTACCTCACCGGGACGGAGTGACCATGGCGCAGCACATCGCAACCGCGGCCGTCGTCAAGGTGTCGATCGGCTCCCGGTCGGGCAACAGCGTCGCGCAGTTCGTGCGCCGCGGCGACCTCCTGCCGGAGGGTCTCGACGAGGCGCAGATCGAACGGCTCCTCAAGCAGGGGTTCATCGCCGAGCACGAGGAGCCCGAGCCGGAGCCCGAGCCCGAGGTCTTCTCGCAGGCCGACGTGGACGCCGCGGTGAAGGCCGCGACCGACGCGCAGGCTGCCGAGCTGACGCAGGCGAAGAAGGACGCCGACGCGGCGAAGTCTGAGGCGGAGAAGGCCAAGGCCGAGCTCGCCAAGGCGCAGCAGTCGAAGGCTCCGGCCAAGCCGCAGTCCTGACCCTGCCCCACACCTGACCGGAACGGCCCCCGTGCGCCGCGCACGCCGGGGCCGTTCCGGTTTCCACCGGCAGCAGGCCGCACACGCCACGCTGCCGCGCTCACGCGAGTGATCCGCATGGGAAGCCGTCCGGCGTTCCCGAGCGCTCTGAGGGGCGCTGACGAGAGGGGGCCGGGATGGCGTTCGTGTTGAGCATCGGGGGAGTGACCCCGGAGGATCTGGGCGGCGACCAGGACGACGCGGTGAACATCATCCTCCGTGCGAAGGAACTCGCCCCCTGCCTACCCGAGTTCGCCGAGGATACCCCCGAGCGCACGGCCGTGCTCGCCATCCTCAAGGCGGTGGTGAAGCGTGCCGCGTCGATCGGGACCGGCACCATCGCATCGCAGTCCCGCAACGGCACGAGCCGCAGCTACCGGGACGTGCGATCCGCGTTCTTCCCCGAGAACATCTCAGCCCTCCGGATGCTGTGCGCTGACGGCACGGCCCCGTCGCAGGGCGCCTTGCCGGTCGGGTCGTTTCCCACAGACCGGCCCATCTCCCGCATCTTCCCGGAAGGGCGCTACTCGTGAGCGACTTCTGGTTCCCCCACCAGGTGCGCGTTCGCCCGCTCATCGGCGCCGGCGGCATGCACGAATCGCACGGCCCTGAGGTGTCCGCCGCCGCGGAGGTGAAGGACAAGACCGAGCTGATCCGCGACGCCGACGGATCGCAGACCGTGTCGAGCTCGCAGGTCACCGTCCCGCTCGACACCGTCGCGCCCGTCGGATCGTTCGTCACCGTCTGGCCGGGCACCCCTTCGGAGCGGAAGAGCCGCGTCATCGCGACGAGCCGGAACGAGAACGACCCGGACCTCGACAGCTTCCAGATCCTCTACCTCAAGTAGGAGGGACCCCCATCGTGGCGAAGTTCTACCCCGTCCTCACGAAGCTCGAGAAGTCCGCGCAGGCGGGCCTCCGCGACGTCGGCCGCGCCGTGCTCAAGGTCGCGCGGAAGAAGAGCCCGACCGACACCGGCGAGTCCGACAAGTCCGGGTTCGTCGCCGTCGACGACCTCACGATGCAGGTCGGATTCACATCGCCGATCTCGCGGCTGCAGCACGAGGACATGGACGCGAAGCACGCCGCAGGCGAGGGACCGAAGTTCCTCGAGGAGGCGGTCGACGAGGTCGACGCTGCAGCGATCCTCGCCGCCCGGAACCGAAGGGACCTCGGCGGTGGATGACCGCGCCCTGACCCTCGACCTCTGCGCGCGGCTCGGTGCCCTCGACGGGTGGGCGTGGTCCCCGGACTACGACCCCGACGTGTACACGGACGACGTCGTCTGCGTCTACTACGGCCGCATCCGCCCCAGCCCGGACAAGGGCGTCGGCGTCCGCGTGTACGGCGGCAGCGACGACGTCGAAACCTACTCCAAGACCCGCCGAGTGCAGCTCCGCTCCCGCGGCGCGCCCGGGAACGCAGACGACGCGGACGTCATCGCTGACGCCGCGCACTACCTGTTCAAGTCGCTCCTCCGGGAGGGCGTGATCAGTGAGGTGACACGCACCTCGTTCAGTCCGCTCGGTGCGGACGACTCCCAGCGCGAAGAGCGCACTGACAACTACCTGATCATCTTCGACAATCCGGAGGCATCCACATCATGAGCAACCGCGTTGACCTTCCCGCCGGCACCATCCGCGGGAAGTCCTACGAGTACGGCGTCCGCGTGAACATCGCCGAGCGGGACGAGCCGCCCGTCTTCATCGACGTGCGCCGCCTGTTCGGCTACTCGCCGACGTTCACCCCCGCGACGAGCGACGCGCGCACCTACGACGACCTCGGCGCGCAGAACAACAGCGTCGACGCGTGGTCGTTCGCGCTCGCGTTCTCCACGTTCGTGAACCGCTCGCGCGAGACCGGCGAGTACCTGCCCGAGATCGAGGCGCTGCTGCGCCGCACCCGCCCGACGGCGATCGACGTCGACGCGGAGATCGAGGTGCAGTTCTTCCACAAGCCCGCGAAGGGCGCCCCGAACGCCGACGACGCCGGTCAGGGCTTCGCGACCGTCTCCTACCAGCGCGGGCAGACCGCCCCCGACGGGCAGAACGAGACGTGGAACTGGACGCTCACCGGAGTCGGCGCGTACACGCCCATCGCGAACCCGTTCGAGGGATGGCCCGGCGACGCGCCGATCATCTCCTCGCTGCTGCCCGCGAGCGGCCCCGCGGGTGAGCTCGTCACCATCCGCGGCACCGGCTTCATGGACGCCGACGGCACGGTCCTCGTGACCGGCGCCGACGGCGTGAAGTTCGGCACCGCCAACGCGACGGACTACAACGTGGTCAGCGCGACGGCGATCGGCGCGATCGTTCCCGCCGGATCCGCCGGCGCGGCCAACGCCACGGTGAAGTCGACGAACGGCACGTCCGCCGCCGCACCCTTCTCGCGGACCGCGTGATGGGAGGCGCGGTCGACTTCTCGGAGTGGGTCGCGCCGGACCTCGTGCTCACGCTGGGGGATCGGACCTACACGGTTCCGGCCCCCAGCGTTGAGCGGGCGAAGAAGATCATCGCTCTCGCGGTCCAGGCCGAGGTAGATCTCGGGATCGTGCGGGGCGAGTTGCCCGACGGGATCAAGGTCGTCCTCGAGTCGCTCGGCCCCGACGAGCGTCCCGGGCTCGGCCCTGTTGCTGACCAGCTCGTCGCCGACGAGGTCGCGGTCCAGACCATCAGCAACATGCACATCTACTCGGTGTTCTACTGGGCCCGCGGTGAGGAGTACGCCGACGCGATCGCTGTCCTGCTGTGGGCACCGCGCGCGGCCGTGACGGGGGATGAGCCGGCCCCAAAAGCGCGAGTGCGCTCACCTCGGAAGAGTGGGCGCAGTACGGCGTCGGCGAGCCGATCGACTTCGACGTAGACGGCATCCCGATCTACGCCGACTACCGCGTCCCTCCCGAGGTGCAAGCCGCGACCGCGCCCACCGGCGCCGCCGGCACCGTCGACGGCTCTTGGCTCGCGCTCGTCACCCACTGGCGTCTCGTCGTCGCTGACCTCCGCAAGGAGGCAGGCATCGACCTGTACGCCGCCGACGTTATCGCCGGGCCGTGGCTCGGCGTGCGGACGGCGATCTTCTCCCTCCTCGACTCGCCGACCCGGCTGCGGGAGGTACTGACCCGGAGGTGACCATGGCCGCCAAGCTGACGATCGCTGAGCTCGAGGCGCTGTACACCGCCAACACGGTCGGCATCGACAAGGCCGACAAGAAGGTCCGCGACTCCGCGCAGCGCATCGAGTCGAAGCCCATCGAGCAGAAGATCGACGGCAACCCGACCGCGGCCCTCGCCGACATCGACCGCGTCACCTCGGAGGCGAAGAAGCTCGTCTCCGAGCGTGCAGTCCTGCAGCTGGACGCGGACATCTCTCGCACGGAGAAGAACCTGCAGCGCGCGATGGACAAGGTCGAGGACCTCTCGATCCGCGCGGAGGCAGGCTTCGAGGTCACCGCCGAGACGAAGCGCGCAGTCGCTGCCGTGGAACGGCTGCAGCAGCAGGCCGAACGCCTCAAGGCGGTGCGCGCCACCGTCGAGCCCGAGGTGAACACCGAGCCCGCCGAGAGCGGGATGAAGCGCTTCCTCGCGTTCTTCAAGCGCAGCACCGGCGAGGCTGGCGCCGAGGGAGGTAAGTCCCTCTCCGAAGGACTCGACGGAGCGACGCGCGGTGTCGGCGAGAAGGTCGGCGCGGCCGTCGGCGGCGATATCGAGGGAACACTCGTCAACGCGCTGACCGCCATCCCCATCGCGGGCGGTGTGATCCTGGCGGGTGTCGCGATCGGTAAGGCGATCACCGGCGCGATCAAGGACGGCATGAACGTCGAGGTCGGCTTCGACCGTCTCGAAGCTCTCACCGGCCTGTCACCGCAGCAGGCGATGCGCATCGGTCGTGCCGCCGGTGAGGCGTACGCGAACGTGTTCGGCGAGTCGATCGAAGCGAACATGGACACCGCGCGTCTCGCGGTGCAGTTCGATCTGATCGACGAGGACGCCACCACCCGCGACGCGCAGAAGGTCGTCGAGGGATTGTCCGGGATCGCCGACGTCCTCGGCGAGGAAGTGCGTCCCATCGCCACCGCGACCACCACGCTCCTGCGTACGGGGCTCGCGAAGTCCGCGGAGGAGGCGTTCGATCTCCTCGCGGCCGGCGCGCGCAACGGCGTGAACCGTGCCGAGGATCTGCTCGACACCTTCACCGAGTACCCGGTCGTCCTGTCGAAGCTCGGCCTCGATGGGAAGGAAGCGCTCGGCCTCCTGAACCAGGGCCTCGTCGCGGGCGCGCGGAACAGCGACGTCGTCGCCGACGCGCTCAAGGAGTTCCAGATCCGGGCGACCGACGCCTCCCAGTCCAGCGCGGACGGCTACGCCCGCATCGGGCTCAGCGCCGAGGAGATGACCGCGAAGATCGCGGCCGGCGGCGCAGGTGCGCGTGAGGGTCTGCAGCAGGTGCTCGACGCGCTGCGCGGCATGGAGGATCCGGTGCAGCGCAACGCTGCCGCGGTGGAGCTGTTCGGCACCAAGGCCGAGGACATGGGCGACGCGCTGTTCGCGCTCGACCTGACGAGCGCGGTCGACCAGCTCGACGGCGTGACCGGCTCTGCGCAACGGATGTTCGACACGCTGGCCGACAACGACGCGACCCGGATGGAGCAGGCGCAGCGGAACATTGAGGTCGCGGCGCAGGGCATTCAGGGCGCTCTCGCGCAGGCGTTCGCTGAACCGCTCGCTGACCTCGCCGACTGGGTGTCCGAGAACCGCGGGCCCGTGATGCAGTTCTTCCTCGACCTCGCGAACGGTGCCCTCGACTTCGGTCAGTCCGTGGTCGACAGCACCGCGGACGCAGCGGAGCAGCTCGGCGGTTTCATCGCCGGCCCGCTGGCCGATCTGGCAGAGGGGCTCGGGGGGTTCGTCGGACTCATCGACGGTGAAGCCGGGGACGGGCTCAAGGAGCTCGCGAACCAGATGCGCGACGCCGACGAGCAGACCTCAATCTGGGCAGACAACCTGCGCACCAACGGCACGGGGGCGATCGAGGAAGCGCGCAGCAAGCTGAACGAGTTCGGCGAGGGGCAGGTCGCGCTCGGCTACCTCAACGACGCGTCGCTGCGTCTGGCGGACGCGCTCGATGTTGTGGGCACGACGGCGGACGGGTCGAAGATCTCCCTCGACGGCCTCGACTTGACGAACCTCAGCACGACCGACTCTGGCCGGATGCTTGAGTCGCAGGTGCGGGGCGCGATCGCTGCGCTCGAGGATCAGATCTCCGCCGCGGCCAACGCGGGCGAGAGTCAGACGAACCTCAAGGATCGGTACAACGAGGGTACGTTCGCGCTTCTCAGCCAGATGATGCAGATGGGTCTCACCCGCGAGCAGGCGCAAGCCCTTATCGACACGGTGATGACGACGCCGGCGAGCAAGACAACCACGTTCAGCTCGAACGCTCGCGAGCAGCAGGACAAGGTGCAGAACCTCGCGGACCGGGTGATCACCCTGCCGAACGGTCAGGTCATTGTCTACGGCAACACCGACCAGGCGCAGGCGAAGATCGACGAGTTCATCCGCTACAACTCGCAGCGGAAGGTGACGATCGCGACCGGTCTCGGTGGTCAGGGTGGTCTCGTCGTCGGGAACGCGTCGGGGAACCTGCTCGAGTTCATGGCTGGTGGCGGGCTGACGCCGATGGCGCCGCTCGCGACGATGGTGCCCGCGAACACGTGGCGCGTCGTCGGCGACCGGTCGGACGTGTCTGAGCTGTACGCCCCGCTCGACGGGTCGGCGCGGTCGTGGTCTCTGCTGATGCAGGGCCTGCAGCGGATGCCGGGCTCACCGCCCGGGTACTCGAAGCCCGGCTCATCCC